ATCGGGGTTATCCAGCATCCACGTCATCAGCCCTTGGAGTCCGGTACTCAGTTCAGCGCGCGCGAGCGTCACACGGGAATCATCGAGAAATTCGTATTCTTCGACCCGCATCCCGATGGGAATCAAATCGTGGAAATCTATGGGCAGGAGCGGTTCGTCCGTGCCGTTGACCATATCTGGAATGACACGCGAGAAATCCACCCACACGACTTCGGTTGCGGTCGGCACCGGCCAGACTTCGATCGCCAGATAGCGTGAGAAGGTGTTCCCGATGGGAATCCGCGCGAGCTCGTTCCCCGCGACGGCGGCATCCCACAGACTCACGTAGCCTGCTGCGGCGGTCGAGGCCAAGTAGAAGCGGTCGACTTGGATGTAATCCGTTTGCACACCCGTCGTGTTGATCGATTTCACCGTCACGCGCGTCGTGCCGGCGAGTGTCGTTTGCGTGTTGTCGTAAAACGGAAAGCCGCCCAGCCGCGCCGCTTCCACGAACACATTGCCCACATCGCCCGTCGCCGAACTCGACACCCACAATCCTGATCCACTAGTGGTCGGTTGGATCGCGACTTCCTGATTCCCCACGACGGCGTACCGCAACGCATACGTGCCCGTGTACGCTTGCGCCGGATCGTCACTACGGAGCTCGGTCAGCGCGACCTGTTTGAGGCGGATGTTGTTGATCCGGTCTGTGATGGCGTGGATGCGGCCGATGAGCGGCGGGAGTCCCTGCCGCGCGGCATTCGCGGCGAGCGTGACTGGGATGACATCATCGCGCAGTCGCCGCATTCCTGGCATGGAGAGGATGTCGGCCTGCACCTTGTTGGCGAAGGCTGTTGCGCGTGTACTGATTGTGGCGGCCGGCGCAGACGCATACCGCATGCGGCGATAGAAGTCTGCGAGGATTGCGGTGAGATTCATTTCGAGTTCGCCGGTTCAAACCGCACCGCACGCCACGTGCTCACCCCAGCGACAGTCGATTCCCGCACGTACACCCAATAGCCTTCACTATCACTGCCGATACGAGCTTCATGTGGCTGCGTCGTGCTCGTGGTCGGCGCGGGCGCGTCGTAACTCGTCCCATCCTTCCGCTTGAAATGCTCGGTCGGCATTTACTCCCCAGTGGAGAACGCCAGCGGTCCTGTATGCGAGGCGTCGGCATGCTCCACAAAGGCGTCAGTTAACGCCGTGCGATTGATCGGATCGAGCTTCGCGAATTCGGCCACCTTCCGGTATTCGGCCTTCATCGTCATCACGCCAGCCGTTTTTTCTTCCGGCAACATGTCGCGGAGGATGTTCCGCAGCGGTCTGAACTGCTGTCGGTTCTCTGTCGTGAAGAATGGCGTCGGCATGCGGGTATCGGGATCGGTTGGCCCACACCAGCGAATCCGCTCGAGCTGCTGCGTCGTGCGATTGAATACCGGCTCGATGCAGAGCTGGACCGCAGAACCGTCGTTCAGATCGACGCTGTAGACGGGCGCCTCTTTGTTGAGAACCTTCGTCCGCACGTCATCGATCAGCACGTTCATCAATTCGACTTCTTCGCGATCGAGGCCGTGGAGCTCGACACGTTGCGGGAAGGGCATCAAGACTTCACATTTCAGCTTCGGCATGGGGAAATCTTTTTCCCCACGCGGATTGAAGACGGAGGCCAGCGGTGCCGCCTGATTGGATTTCCGGCGCGTCTGTTTCAACTGCTCGCGCTGCAGGAGATGGTTCGACGCCTGCTGCTCAGCCTGCTGTTCCGAAATACGCGCGAGGCGATCGAGGACGTGCGCGAGTGTGAGTTCGTCGCTTACGCTACCGCTGCCGCCGGATTCTGCTTTGGCCATGATGTTCCTTCAACGCATTTGAAGTTTTTGCCGAATGAGTTGCCGTAAATCCTGTTCCTGTGGATGACTGACGGCCATGTTGATCGGCGTGCCATTCACTGTCATGAATCGTTTCCCAGCCACGTCATACTTACCGCTCGCATAATCTTCATGGAGTTGTTTCGCAAACTGCGTCGCGTCATCCGGCGTCGCAAACTGCCCAAGATGTTGTCCAGTCTTCCGATAGAGAGCGCGTGCTTCGTCGTCATTGAGGATACGCCCGTCTGGACTGACCATCGGCACAAGGACTTCGCGCCCATTGTCCTCGAATGACATTGACCGCACCGTGCTGACCGATCCGTCTGGATTGAGCACGTACGGTCTGTGGTACAAATCAATATTGCCTGGCACAAGCGGCGGATTTACGGGCATCGATCAGGCCACCGCCTGTTCTGTCTTTTCGCACCAATCGCGCCAAAGCTGTCTGTACTCTCGCTCCACGGCCTCCACATAGCCGTGCATGATTGGGGAAGCCTTCATCGTCTCGCGACACGTCTTCCGAATGTGCAGCAAGCGCTCGCGACCCGCCTCCGTCGTCACGAACGCCACCGCTTTCTCGATATAGTCTTCGCGTGTCTCCGCGATGAAATCGGGATAGCCCATCGTCGTGAGGAATGACGCCGATGCCCGCTGAATCATGCGTGGCCCGATCAGTGTCAAGGTTGGGACATTCATCCAGAGCGCTTCGAGCGTCGACACACCGCCGGTCTGCGGCCACGGGTCGAGCGCCAGATCGACCTGGGCATAGGACAGCATGTGCTGCTTGTGGTCCATCTGGAAGTCGAATGAGATTTGATTACGGAATGGCTCAAGCGCCGCGACGATCTGTGTGCGGACGAGCGGCGAATAGTCCGCGCCTTTGAACATGATCGTGCTCGTCGGCACGCGTTCCAGGATCTGTCGCCACACGGCCAAGGTATCGCGGTTCACTTTCATCGCCCGTTGGAACACGCTGAAGATCGGCCCTCGCGCTTCAGGATCGAGACACGGCAGATGGGCGGGTTCCGGTAAATCGGGTCGGGGGAGATAACTGAGCACGGACGGCAAATCTACGATGCGTTCGTGCATCATGGCCCGCACATCCGGCGGGCAGACGATGGGATCGGCGAAGACCACATCGATCGCTGGCGAGGCCGTGCCGAGCACGTAGCCCCACGCCTGGATCTGAATCGGCGCCGGTTTGAACGCAAAGGCGAGCAAGCGGTTGTTCCCGGTGTAGCCAGACAGGTCGACCAGAATATCGATGCCGTCTGCGCGAATCGTGTTCGCCAGCATGCACGCGGACCATTCCGACGCATCGATGAAATGGTCGCCGTAGCGGTTCATGAACAGCTTCGTGCGGTAGTCGTACCGCGAGCGGTCCAGCGTGGAATAGAACACAGGCTCGATCGCATCGCTGTGCTGCGTGATGACCGGCGTAAACGCGATCGCCGCCGAGTGGAAATAGTAATCGCCGGACACGTAGCCGACGCGCAGTCGTTTCTCGGGATGCGCCCAGTTCTGATGCGGCTGCCGATGGGCGTACATGTCGGCGCCGAAGCGTCGCCACCAATCCTGTCGGACCGCGATGGCCTCGGCTTCGGTCGTTTCCGCTTGCGCGTCCACCATGAAAATCAGATGTTCCTGTGCGGGATAGAGCTTCGGATTCAGTTCCAGCGCTTGCCGATGCCATTTCATGCCATTTTCGGCGTCGCCTTCGTTCATGTAGGCATCGCCGAGATGCATGGCCGTCATGTCCAGCTTGAAACCGCGCGCCCACAGTTGCAGGAGCGCGGCGCGAGCCAGTTGCCATTGGCCGTTCGTGGCTTCCCGATCGGCTTCGGCGATGAGCGCCTGATCGGTCGCGCTCGCGAGTTCAACCGCCGTCAACATGCTAGACTCTCACGCTGAGCGCTCTGCGGCGTTGAAGGAAACGCGGCACAATGGAGACAAAAAGCGCCGCTTGGCGAGTCCACCGTTCCTGCGGCGAGGACCGCGCCGTAGAACCAAGCGAGCCGGCTGTCGAATCCGGCCAGAGCGCTCATCACGGCGCGATCCGTAGATCGATTGCGACGAACTGCCCGTCGACATTGGTCTGGAGCAGATAGCCGATCGGCTGTCCGGTCGCTACACTGCCGAGAAAGTTCGTCGTCACGCCAGACGCCGCCTGCACCCAGCCGCGCGCGCGGCCAGCTGTGGAAGCGACACCATCGACGGCCGTACCGATCGCGTTGGTATCCCCGCCACGGACGGCCGCGACACCCCACGTCTGCAACCACCCGAACTGCGTCACCCCGATTGGATAGCAGGCGACGCCAACGATCACGCCGGTCGCCGTCGTTACGGGCGCTTCGATCACGCCGGCGTACTTGTTCGGAATCAGGGACACCGTTGACGTACTCGTGATCGCGACCGCTAAGCCTTCCTCGTCATAGAGCGTGAACGCGCCGGTGGCGCCCGTGCTCACGGCGGGATGATTCTTGATCTGGTACCGCAAGCCTTGGCCCGCGCCGCTTGCGATGATCAAGTAGCCTTCGTTGTAGAACTGCGCCGCGCACACCGATCCGCACGTGAGGCTAATGACGGTCTGCCCGAAGGCGGTTTGGCTGGTGGTATGGACCGCTCGCGTGAGATGACCGGCGATCGTGGCGGGGGATTGGATGACTTCCCCCGCCACCAAGGCCACCCCTCCCGCGGAGACGTAGCGGAACACGCAGCCATCTCGCGTATAGCCGCGTGTTCCGAGTTCGAATTGCTGCGACGCCGAGGATATGAAACTCGTACCGCCGAGTGCCACATCCTGATTGTTCAGGAGCGCCATGCACAGTGCTCCCTTACGGGGCTATTTTTAAATCAACAAAGATCCATTGGGCAGCCACGGACGCCTGCATGAGCGTGCCGATCGGCTGCCCGGTGAGCAGGGTCGCCGCCGTGAAGCCCGACATCCGGCCCGCCGTGGTGGCGAGTGCTGTCACCTGTGCGCCAAGCGCGGTCGTATCGGAGCCCTTGACACCGCACGGCCCCCACGTCTGAATCCACCCGTACTGCGTGGCTTTCACCACGTAGGTCGCGACTCCCACCACGACAGCGGTAGCCGTCGTCACTGGTGTCTGGATCACGCCGTTGTATTTGCTCGGCGCGAGACTGATCGTGGAGGTCGTCGTGATCGCCACGGTCAAGCCGTCTTCGTCGTAGAGCGTGAACGCGCCCGTCGCGCCCGTCGACACCGCCGGATGGCTCTTGATCTGATACAGCAACCCCTGGCCGGCGCCTGAGGCCACCATCAAGAATCCATCGTT